CATCGGCCGCAAGGTTCTCTATCGCGCGCAGGCTTTCCGCGAATGGCTCGTGGCCCGCGAAGGCCGAGGCGATGCCGCCCGCAAGAGCGGGGGCGTCCGATGATGTCGCCCCTCTTTACTGCCGAACGCCGAACCGCTCGCGCGCTCGCCGGCCGCGCGGTGCATCGCGTCTTCGTGGAGCGGTTCGGCCGCGGCTGGCGCCGATCGCGCCCGCTCTACGACCTCGACACCTTCGAAGTCCTCTCGGTCTTTGCGGACGTCGAACAGAAGCTCGGCGTCACATTCACGGACGACGATATCGAATTCATCGAAACCGAAGGCGAGCTCGTGAGCCGGGCAGCCGCGGCGCTCATGAGGGCCGGGTCATGAGCGCGAAGGCATTCGAGCAACACGGGATCGCGCATCTCTCCGCGTCATCGCTCAATCTCTGGGCCGCGCAGCCGGCCTTGTGGATCATGGAGCGCCTCCTCGGCCGCCGCAGCCCGCCCAGCATCATCGCCGCGCGCGGAAAGTCGGTGGAGCACGGCGTCCATCTCGGATTGAGCAATCCGCGGCTCTCGATGGAGGAATGCGTCGCGGCGGCCGAGCGCGAGTTCACTCGCGAAACCGCATTGAGCGCGGACCCGCGCCGAGAGGACGAGCGCAAGAAGCTTGCCGGCTGGGTTCGCGGAGCGATCGACGAGCTTCGCCGGTACGGCACGCCGGACGGCTATCAGGAGAGGATTGAAATTCGGCTCGATGACGTTCCCGTTCCGCTCATCGGATACATCGACTGGCGCTTCTCCGATCACGGATTGATCGTCGATCTCAAGACGACGGAGCGTTTTCCGTCTCAGATCGGCGATGCGCATGGTCGCCAGGGCGCGGTCTATGCCTCGGCGCACGGCAATTTCGGGATGCGCTTCGCCTACGCGAAGCCTGCGCCCGGCAAGACCGACAAGCGTCAGGTCACGGTCTACGAGATGTCCGGCGACGATGTCCGCCGGCACCTGTCCGCGCTGCGCGCCATCGCGCTCTCGCTCGGTCGCTTCCTCGCGATCTCGAACGATGCGCGCGAGCTCGCCGCTCTGATCGTCCCCGACTTCGATTCCTTCTGGTGGTCCGACCCGCCCGTGCGCGCGGCGGGCCGGGAAGTCTTCGGTTTCTGAAACGACCTCAACGCGAAAGGAGAAACGCAAATGGGTCTGAATATCGGTGGCTCCGGCAGCATCAAGCCGTACTGCAAATACAATGCGAAGGCGGACAAGTGGTTCGTGCGCTCGCCCGAAGGCGGCGACCAGGAGATCGCGCGCCCGACTTTCCTGCTCGATCTGAAGAACATCCGCACCGGATGGCTGCGCTTCCGTGAGGGCCAGGCGCCCGAGCGCGTGATCGATCCGTCGCTCGATAGCGTGGCCCCAAGCCCCGGCCCCGATTTCAAGCGCGGCTTCGTCGTGACCGCCTACAGCCCGAAGTTCTTCGGCGGCGCGGTCGAGTTCTCGTCGGCATCGATCCATCTCTCGAATGCAATCCGCGAACTCCATGCGGCATTCGAGGAGCAAGGCGCCAGGACCGAGAACCGCGGCAAGGTGCCGGTCGTCTCGTGCACCGGCTCCGAGCCGATGAAGGACAAGTACGGCACCAACTATCGCCCGAAGCTCGAGATCGTGAAGTGGGTCCATCGCCCGGACGACCTGCCGGACGCGAGTCCGGTTGACGAGGCGGATGTCTGGAAAGGCGCCGCACCGGCGTCAAAGCCCGCGCAGCACGTGCCGCCTCCCGCCGCGAAGCCCGCGGCCGAGCCGCTCGCCGAACCCCTGTTCTGATGGAACGCGCCGGCGAGCTTCGGCTCGCCGGCATTCCCGCGTGCCCTAATGGAAACGTCGAACGTACAGCCCATGATCGAGCCCGACGCCGAGCAGATGCGCCGTCATGTGGCACATCTGTTCGAGGGCTTTCTCGACGGCTGTCACGAGGGCCGCATCGAGCTTGCCTGGACCGATGGTCGCGATGGCCGGCTGCGTCATGCGGCAATCTTCGGCACCGACCAGCTCGACGAGCTGGTCGCGCGCGCACTCGCTGAAAACCGCAAGCCCGGACAGAACGTCTACATCGGCCAGGCGCTGCGCAAGCCGGATATCCCGCCGTTCGGCAGGTGCAAGGACGAGGACTTCTTCGCGCTCACGGCCTTCTACGTCGATATCGACGACGACACGACGGCAATCGCGGTCACGAGCTATCGGCACCGCGGCTGTCCGCCGACCGGCGTGACCATCACCGGCCGGCATCCGCACATGCGCGCGCAGATGCTGTGGCGGATCAACCGTCCGGAGCGCGATCCGCATGCTTGCCGAATCCAGAACCTCGCGCTGGCGGAAGCGCTCGGCGGCGACACTACGGTGGTCAACCCAAGCCGCGTCATGCGGCTTGGCGGATCGATCGCGTGGCCGGTGAAGGAAGGACGCGTCATCGAGCGCACCGAATTCCGCACCTTCGACGACGGGCGACCGAAGTCGTATCTGCCCGAGCAGATCGCGAAGGCATTTCCGCTGGCACAGGCGCCGCTCCGGCCAGCGCCGCAGCCTCAACGCGAGGGAGACGACAGCGGTCCTGCGCCGTATGCGCCCGCGTCATCGCATACGCCACTTCAAATTGGCTCTTCGAACGTCTCGGTCGAAGCGTGCCTTGCACGCGTCCGCGCCGGCGATCATTGGCACGACAATCTTGTTCGCCTGACAGGCCACTGGATCGCACGCGGCTGGTCCGACGCGGAAATCCTCGGCCAGGCCGAAGGGCTGACGCTTCCTGGATGGACTCACGCCCAGACGCGCCGGGATCTCGCGCGCATGGTCGAGGGCGCGCGGCGCAAATGGAGCGTGCCGAATCCAGTCCATGAAATCGCGGAGGCCGCGCCGCCGCCGCCGATCGACATCCTCTGGGCGGACAACATCAACGCCGCGATGATCCCGCGCCGGCGCTGGCTGATCGGCTCTTTCGCGGTCCGCGGCAATCTCACCGTGCTGGTAGCGCCGCCCGGCGCCGGCAAATCGACGCTTGGCATTGCACTCGCCGTCGCCTGCGCCATCGGCCGCGACGAGCTCGTCAGCGAACACGTGCATGAACCGACCCGCGCCTGGGTTTGGAACAACGAGGACGATCAGGACGAACTGCGCCGCCGACTCGCCGCCGTGCTTCAGCATTGGTCGATCGACGCGGCCGATATCCGCGGTCGGCTTGGCCTTAATTCCGGAGCGGAAAGACCGCTGCTCGTTGCGCGCCTGAACCGTGACGGAACGGTGCTGCGCTTGCCCGACATCGACGCCATGACGGATCGCATGCGCGCGAATGGCATCGGCCTGCTCGTGGTCGATCCGTTCGTCGAAACGCACGAAGTGGACGAGAACGATAACGCGCAAATCAAGTCGGTCGCGGCCATGTGGCGTGACGTTGCCCGCCGCGCCGAATGCGCGGTCGTCCTCGTGCATCATACCGGCAAGCCACCCGCCGCTTCCGCCGATGCCTGGGCCGGATCGCTCGCCGCCTCGCGCGGCGCATCGTCGCTCGCCGGCGTGGCGCGCATCATGCGCACGCTGTTCGCCATGTCCGAACGCGATGCCGAACGGCTCGGCATCACCCCCGAGGAGCGCCACCGTTGGGTGCGCCTCGACGATGCCAAGGCGAACCTCTCGCTCGCTTCCCCCAAAGCGAAATGGTTTCGGCGTGTCTCGGTGACCATCGCCAATGACGATGAGGTCGGCGTGCTCGTGCCCGACGATCCTGTGCCGCCGGAAGCCCGCACCGATCCAGAAACCGAGGCCGCCGTTATGGCCGAAGTCGATCGCGCCTGGCGCGTCGGCGAACCCTACGGCGGGCATCCGCGCTGCGGCGAGCGCTTCTACGGCCGGTCGCTTCCGCGCCGCCTCGGGCGTCCCGCGAGCGTCGTCTGCGCCGCCGTCGAGGCGCTGCTTTCACGCCGCGCAATCGAGGAGGCTCACCTCTCACCCAAGTTCAAAGGACTCCGGCTCGTGCCTTTCAGCGAACGCAAACCCTCTCCGGATCATCGCGAACCGCCCGACGACGAATGAACACCGCAATTGGAAACTTCGGAAACTTGCTCGCTAAGCCATTGAAATCACTCAGGCAGAAACTTCCCGGAAACTTGGAAACTTGGTCGCTAACATGCTGAAATCATTGATCCCGGAAAGATGGAAACTTCCTCTTCCCCCTACGGGGGAAGAAGCACGGCGCGCCGTTGCGCGCACGCCGTGCTTCCGGAGGCTCGTCCGATGAGCGCCGATCGGTTCGCTCGCGCCGCGGTCGGTCGGCTCGACGAGATCGCCCATGCGATGGAGCGCAAGTGGGGCGTCGATCGGTTGCCTCGCATTGTCGATGCGGCGCTCGCTTCGCGCTTCCGCGCCCAGGGCGAGAAGCTCAACGAGGCGCTGCGCTCGGAGCGTCCTGACGCCATCGCCGCGCAGGCCGCCGCGATGGAGCGCGCATGGGCCGCGCTGGATGCCGCCGCCATCGCGGCGGGAGCGCAGCCGCTCGCGCCGGTGATCTGGGAAACCGTGCTCCCTTCGACGGGCGAGGTCATCGCCATCGTGCGCACGGCCGAAGAGGCATCCGCCATGGCGCGCGATCGAAGCGGCGCGGTTTACACGCTCGCCGAGGTCGCGGTCGCGATCGACGCGTTTGGCGATCAGGTTCGCGCCGTGAAGGCGACGTTTCCCGGCGCAAGCGTCACGGCGGTTCGCGCGCGCGAATTGAGCATCGGTTCAGCGGCTTCAGAACGCGCCGAGGAATCGCGCCGGCGCCTTGGCCGATCACCAACGCGGGCACGCCCGCGAAAGCGGCCAGGGGGCTTTCAGAACGCCTTCGCGCCGCTTCCGGGCATTACGCCGCGCACGGACGGCTTCGATTGGGAGCGCGGCGATGACATCCCGTTCTGAACCAAAGGAGGCCGGCATGGCCGCAACAGCTTCCGTGACGCTCGCATCGCCCGCATCGATGGTGATCCTGGCGCTTGACCTCGGGCAGCGCACGGGCTGGGCGCTGCGCCAATCATCCGGCGTGATCACGAGCGGCTCAAACGAATTCCGCCCCGGACGCTTCGAGGGCGCAGGCATGGCGTTCCTGCGCTTCGGCCGCTGGCTCGATGAAATGCGCTCCTTCGCGCCGCTCGAAGCGATAGCCTTCGAGGAGGTGCGTGCGCACAAGGGCACGCTCGCCGCGCAGGTTTATGGCGGCTTCGCCGCGCATCTCACCGCATGGTGCGAACGCCAAAGCGTGCCCTATCTCGGCGTCCCCGTCGCAACCATTAAGCGGCACGCCACCGGCAAAGGGAACGCGCCGAAGGAGGACGTGATCGCCGCAATGCGAGCGCGCGGGCATGCGCCGAAGGACGACAACGAGGCCGACGCACTCGCGATTCTGGATTGGGCAATCTCGGGCAACATCGGAGATCGGCGATGAAGGCTACGCGCGTGCTGCATCGCGCGGCCGAGATCGTGGACTCGCGCCGCCAGAGCTACGGCGAGCCGGCCGCATTCTTCGAAGCCGTCGCGAAGCGATGGTCGCTCACGCTCGGCCTGCCGATCACCCCCGCGCAGGTGATCTTGTGCCAACTCGATATCAAGCACGAGCGGCTTTGCCGCAATCCCGAACATCCCGACAGCATCATCGACACGGCGGGCTATGCCGCCTGCCTTGAGGAGGTCCGTTCGCAATGACATCCACCATGCTCACGCCCACTGAAATCGAGGACCGCTTCGAGGAAGCAGCAAGAACCCTGCGGCGTCTGCCCGGCGTCCGCGTGCCTGGATATTTCAGCACATGGCCCGCCGTGGTGCGGGCCGCGGCCGAAGCCTATGGCTATGAGAATGCGGGCGCGCCCATCCGCATCGCACCCACGCCGCAGGCCATCACGCGGATGGAGGAAACGTTCACGTGGCTGACGTGGCTTTCCGACGCCGACGACATGCGGATCGTGTGGCTTCGAGCCGAAGGCGTGCGCTGGAAGCCGATCTGCTGGCGTGTCGGCGTATCCCGCGCCACGGCTTGGCGGCGCTGGGCGGCAGCCATGATCACCATTGCGAATCGGCACAATTCCTTGCTGCGGCAACCGGCATCGAAGGCTTCGCAAAAGAGCATCACCGCATTCGACCGCAAAGCGGCACGTTCGGCACGCTCCTAGACGACGCATAAACCGCAATTGACGTTGAACTTTGGGCGCGACATCTGAAACGGATTTCAGCATGATCCTTGGCATGATCGCGGGACGCGCGCCCGCCAACCCCCGCCGGCCATAGGTTCTTTTCGCGGCCGAGCGTATGCGGGCGGCAAAGGCCCGATCGAAATCCAGCGGCAGAGAAGAATTCCGGTTGCGCACCTTGGGTGCGCACTGACGGGTGCGCGGGGTGCGCAAGCGGCGACTAGCGGTTACGAGAAAACAACTGCGCCCTGCGGGTCAAAACATTCCGTTCGGATTTGCGGAGTGCTCAGGAATGACCTGCAACACGTCCCAGTGCTCGACGATCTCTCCGTCGTCGGTCAGCCGGAAGATGTCGATCCCCGCATAATCCTTGTCACCGGGCCAGTGCTGGAAGCAGTGCAGGACGACGTAGTTGCCCTCGCCGATCACTCGTTTGAACTCGACATGTTTGCCGGGGTATTCACGAGCCATGCGCTCGAAATACTCGACGAAGCCCTGCGTGCCCGTGACAACGTGGGGATTGTGCTGGATGTATTCGTCGCCAACGTACCGCTCAATGGCCTCACGGGGGCGACATTGATTGAACATGAGGTCGTAAAAAGCGACCACGTTCTGCTTGTTATATTCCACGTCTGACATCGCTGCTCCTCCTTAGGAAATGGTTACAGGAGCCGAGCACGCTTCGCGAGTCCTTCCATCGCGCCGGTGAATTTCAGAATTGCGCAGCGGCCTCGGAGACCACCTTTGCAAATCGAGACGCGGCCGATCGAGCGGCTGATCCCCTATGTCCGCAATGCGCGGACGCATTCGGAGGATCAGGTCGCGCAGATTGCCGCCTCGATTGCCGAATTCGGTTTCGTCAATCCGGTCTTGATCGGGGCCGACGATGTGATCGTGGCCGGCCATGGCCGCGTGCTCGCGGCGAAGCGCCTCGGTCTCACGGAACTGCCGGTGATCGTGCTCGATCATTTGAGCGAAGCGCAGCGTCGCGCGCTCATCATCGCCGACAACCGAATCGCGGAGAATGCCGGCTGGGACGAGGCGATGCTTCGCGCCGAGCTCGCCGCGCTTCGCGAGAATGAATTCGATCTCGACGTGCTCGGCTTCAGCGATGCCGATCTCTTGCACATCCTCGATTCCATCGACGGCGCGTCGCTGGCGGGCAAGGACGCCGACGCCTCCGGTACTCCTCCCGCCGGATCGTCGGCGTCCGAGCCGTCGGCCACATTGGCCGAGCGGTTCGGGATTCCACCGTTCAGCGTGCTCGATGCCCGCAAGGGCTGGTGGCAGGACCGCAAGCGCGCCTGGATCGATCTCGGCATTCGTTCCGAGCTTGGACGCGGGGCTGCGCCCGGCGGGAGTCCGCGCCCGCTTGACCGCCAGCGAATAGCGAAGGCGTCTGCGCCGGGCGGGTCGCCCTTGCCGGCGGCCGACTATTCCAAATCGAAGGCGCGCGGCGACGGGCGCGGCCGGCAACTGCCATGACGAATCTCACCTTCGCAAAGGGCGTTCGCGATGCCGACGATCTCGACCCGGTGTCGCAGGCCATTCTCGATGTGGGATCGGGCACGTCGATCTTCGATCCGGTGATTTGCGAGATCGCTTATCGCTGGTTCTGCCCGCAAGACGGCACCGTGCTTGATCCGTTTGCTGGCGGCTCGGTCCGCGGCATCGTCGCCTCGCGACTCGGGCGTCATTATGTCGGTATCGAACTCCGCCCCGAGCAGGTGGCGGCGAATGTCGCACAATTGCACCTCGCGGCCGATCCGCGACCGGAATGGCGACAGGGCGACGCGCGCCAGATCGCGCGGATTACGGCCGACATTGAAGCGGACCTGATCTTCTCGTGTCCGCCCTACTGGAATTTGGAACGCTATTCGGACAGTGCGGCCGACCTGTCGAACATGGGGCGCGAGGAGTTCTTCGCAGCTTACGGCGCGATCATTCGCGATGCCGTCGCACGGCTTCGCGCCGATCGCTTCGCGGTCTGGGTGATCGGCGATGTCCGCGACGAGGACGGCTGCTACGTGAACCTGCCGGGCCGCACTGTTGAAGCATTCGAATCGGCCGACGCGCGCTTCTACAACGACGCCATTCTCGTCACCGCGGTCGGCTCGTTGCCGGTGCGTGTCGGGCGGCAATTCGAGATATCGCGCAAGCTCGGCCGCACGCATCAAAACGTAATGGTGTTTGTGAAAGGCGATCCGCGCAAAGCGACCGAGGCCTGCGGCCCGGTCGAATTCGGCGAGATCGCGCAAGGGGACGAATTTGACGCAGGGTAGCGCATCGGCAGCGCGCGCGGCTCATACCCGCGAGGTAGCCGGTTCGATTCCGGCCCCTGCAACCAGTCCTGCCATCGTCGAACATGGCGGTGTACTGGTGGTTCGGGACGATCTCTATCCGGGCGGCACCAAGGCGCGCTTCATCGGTGCATTCCTCCGTGGTGCCGACGAAGCAGTCTATGCCAGCCCGGCGGAAGGCGGCGCGCAGACGGCGCTTGCCACCGTTGCCCGGCAGCTTGGCAAGCGGGCGACGATCTTCGTCGCGCAGCGCATCCGTCCGCATCCGCGCACGCTCGAAGCGGCGCGTCTCGGAGCGAAGGTCGTCACTGTGCAGCCGGGATATCTCTCGGTCGTTCAGGCCCGCGCACGTGAGTATTGCGAGCGCACCGGCGCGACGCTGGTGCCGTTCGGCGTCGATATGGAGTTTGCAATCGACGCCATTGCGCGCGCGGCGGCATCGCTGAACATCGAACCGGATGAAGTATGGTGCGCCGCGGGTTCTGGCGTGCTCGCTCGTGGTCTCGCGCGAGCCTGGCCGGCCGCGAAGCGTCATGTTGTCCAGGTTGGCCGCGGGTTGAGCGCTGCGGATGTCGCGGGCGCGACGATTCACGAATATCCGGTTCCGTTTGGACGCGAGGCGCAAACCCGAGCGCCGTTTCCATCCGATCCGCACTACGATGCGAAGGCCTGGGAGCAATGCGCGGCCCGGAAGGGTCCGGGCCGCGTGCTGTTCTGGAATGTCGCCGGTCCTGCGAGGCCTTAGATCACGCCGCCTTCCGACCAGCCTCAAGCGCGATGATGCAGAGATCGCGGTAGCGCGCGATTGCCTTCGGGCTTGAGCTGACCGGGTTGATCTCGAAGGCGCGCAGCCCCTTGATGTCGCCGGCCTTGGCGAGTTCGACCACACTCGCGAGCTTGTTGCGGAAGCGTTTGTGCGTCTCCGCGCTGAAATCCGGCGGCTCAGGCAGCTTGCCCTCGCGGGCGGCGGCTTCGATCGCCGCACGTTTGCCAAGCGGACGGGGGGCGACCGACTTCTCCGCTGCTTTGCGCGGCTTGCGAGGTGCGCTCTCAGCTTTCGCCGGTTGCTCGGCCGGGGCCGCCTTCACGCGGAAGGTGAAACCGTCCTTTGTCTTGACAATCTCAACCTCGTTGAGGTCATGGCCGGCGGCCTTGGCGGCGCGCTGCGCATTGAATTTCTTCGCGTAGGTCTTCATCGCAGTCTCCCTTGCTTCGGTTGGAATGTCATCGGTGACGAGGGCCGAGCGGCCATTGGCGTCGATGGCGTAGATCAGCGTCCGCCGGCCGTTCGAATGGAGCGCGTCGAGGCGTTTCGCCTCATGCCGCGCATCGGCAAGCGTCGGAGCGGAGCCTCGCGCGTACCGCCCGACGCCGAGGAAAAGCGCGAGGTCGAAGCGAACGGCGTTCGCGATGACCGCCGCATTGGCGAGGTCGGCCGGGTGGGGTTTGCGAGCCATCTGTTGCTCTCCGCTTGATCTTGCCTGCGGTCACTCAGGCTCGACCCGCAAACGAGAGCAACTCCTAAGTCGCTGGATTTTCGAGCATATCGGGAGCGCTGGAGCAGCATGGGTCTCTCCCGCAGGGCTTATGCGCGGCACCGCGGGGTGGCCGAGAACGCCGTTCGCAAAGCCATCGCGTCCGGCCGGATCACGCTGGAGCCGGATGGCACGATCGACCCCGAGAAAGCGGACCGGGACTGGGCTTCGCGGACCGATCCGTCGCAACAGCGCGGGGCGCACGCGCCGACCGCAGAGAAGGCGGCTCGCGAAACGGCTCAAGATAAGGCCGTCCCCCGTGCCGCAGTCGATGCGGTTCAACGGACGCTTCGCGATTCCGGCGAGAAGCCGGAAGGCGATGTGACATTTCTGCGCGCGCGAACCGCGAACGAGGTCATCAAGGCGCAGGAGCGCAGCGTTCGGCTCGCGAAGATCAAGGGCGAGCTCGTCGATCGCGCGCGCGCCGTCGCGGCCGTGTTCGGCCTCGCCCGGCGTGAACGCGACGCCTGGGTGCAATGGCCCGCGCGCGTCGCGGCGCTGATGGCGAACGAGCTTCACGTCGATCCGCACGCCATGGAAACGGTGCTTGATAAGCATGTTCGCCGGCACCTCGCCGAGCTCTCGGACGTCCGGGTCGAACTCCGGTGAAGCCTTCGAGGGCGAAGCCGACATCATCCGCGCCTGGGCGCGCGGGCTTGCACCCGATCCGTCGCTGACGGTTTCGGAATGGGCGGACCGATATCGGATTCTCTCTTCACGCGCTTCATCGGAAGCGGGTCGCTACCGCACCGATCGCACGCCCTACATGCGGGCCATCATGGACGCATTGTCGCCGTCGCATCCGGCGCGGCGGATCGTGTTCATGTCCGGCGCGCAGCTCGGCAAGACCGAAGCCGGCAACAACTGGATCGGCTACTGCATCCACCAGGCGCCGGGTCCGTTTCTCGCGGTTCAGCCGACAACGGAATTGGCGAAGCGCCTCTCGCAGCAGCGGATCGAGCCGCTGATCGAGGAAAGTCCCGAACTGCGCGAGATCGTGATGCCGGCGCGTACTCGCGATTCCGGCAACACGGTCCTCGCCAAGCGGTTTGCCGGCGGACAGCTCGTGCTTACCGGCGCGAACAGCGCCGTCGGTCTCCGTTCGATGCCGGCGCGCTGGCTCTTCCTCGACGAGGTGGACGCCTATCCGGGCGATGTCGAGGGCGAAGGCGATCCCGTCGCACTCGCCGAGGCGCGCACACGCACGTTTGGACACCGCCGGAAGGTCTTCATGGTCTCGACGCCGACGATCAAAGGATTGTCGCGCATCGAGCGCGAATACGAGGCCAGCGATCAGCGCCGGTTCTTCGTGCCATGCCCGCACTGCACGCAGAAACAGTGGCTCAAGTTCGAGCGGCTGATTTGGGAGAAGGGCAAGCCGGGCACGGCCGAGTATATTTGTGAGAACTGCGAACGAGGCATTGCCGAGCATCACAAGACGGCAATGCTCGCAGCCGGCGAGTGGCGCGCGACCGCTGAATGCACCGATCCGCATGTAATCGGATTTCATATCTCCGGGCTTTATTCGCCGGTCGGCTGGCTCTCATGGGAGCAGATCGCCCGCGAATGGGAAGCAGCGCAGGGCAATGACGCGGCGCTCAAGGCCGCGAAGAACACGCTCCTCGGTGAGTCGTGGCAGGAGCGCGGCGAAGCCCCGGACTGGAAGAGGCTCTATGAGCGCGAGAAAGACCATGCGCTCCGCACCGTGCCCGTCGGTGCGCTCGTGCTTACCGCGGGCGCCGACATTCAGCATGACCGCATCGAAGTCGATGTCTGGGCCTGGGGGCGCGCTCTCGAAAGCTGGCTCGTCGATCATGTCGTCATCGAGGGCGACACGTCCCGCACGGCAGTCTGGGACGACCTGACGCGATTGCTCGCGGCGGAGTGGACGCACGAAGGCGGCGCACCGATGCGGATCGCGCGGCTCGCCATCGATTCCGGCGACGGCCGCTCGACCTCGCAGGTCTATGCCTGGGTTCGCAAATTCGGCGCCGGTATCGCTGCCGCGATCAAAGGCATCGACGGCTTCGATCGTTCCTCGCCGATTGATGGTCCTACCTTCGTCGATGCGACCGAGGACGGGCGCAAGATTCGCCGTGGCGTGCGGCTTTGGAAGGTTTCGGTCGCCGTTTTCAAATCCGAGACCTACCGCTTCCTGCGGCTTGAGCGGCCGACCGCCGAGGAGCTGGCGGACGGCATCGCATTCCCGGATGGCTTCATTCACCTGCCAGCCGGGATCTCGGCAGAGTGGGTGAAGCAGCTCACGGCGGAGCAGTTGGTCACGGTCCGTGATCGGCGCGGCTTCACGAAGCTCGAGTGGCGGCAGATGCGCGAGCGCAATGAGGCGCTCGATTGCCGCGTCTATGCGCGCGCCGCCGCCTGGATGCTCGGCATCGACCGCTGGGCCGACGCCAAATGGAAATCGCTTGAACAACAGGTCGCGCGCGACCGCCTGCCGGATCAACCGGCCGGGCAAGTCCGGCCGCGGCAGATCGCGGCCGGCAAACGCAAATCGAGCTGGCTTGGCGAGCGCGACGGGGGATGGTTTCGATGAGTTGGACGCAAGCCGAGCTCGATGCGCTCAAAGCGGCTTATGCGAGCGGGACCACGCGCGTCACCTATGACGGCAAGACGGTCGAATACGACTCCGAAGCTGCATTGCTTCGGCGCATTCAAACCATCGAGGGCGCGATCAATGCCGCGGCGGGCACGCCGCGCCCAGTCGCCGGCTATGCCTCCTTCGGCCGCGGCGACCGATGATCGCCCTTACCTCGCCAACGCTGCTTGACCGCGCGATTGCGGCCTTCGCGCCGCGCGCCGGCATCAAGCGGTTAATGGCGCGCCAGGCGTTCGAGAGCTTGTCGAAGCGCGCCTACGATGGCGCCGCCGGCGGGCGGCGAACGGATGGCTGGCGTGCGACCGGCTCGTCGGCCGATGCCGAGATTGCGTCGGCCGGCGCGATCCTGCGCAACCGCATGCGCGATCTCGTTCGTAACAATCCGCATGCCGCCAAGGCGGTCAGCGCCTGGGTGAGTAACATCGTCGGTGACGGGATCACGCCACGGGCGAAGACTGGCAACCCGACGCTCGACCGCAAGATCGATGACCTGTTCGTGCAATGGTCGAAGGTCTGCGACGCGGACGGCCGTTCCGATTTCAACGGCCTGACCACGCTTGCGGTTCGCGAAATGGTCGAAGCCGGCGACGTGTTCGTGCGCCGGCGGATGCGGCGGGCAGACGACGGTCTGCCCGTGCCGCTGCAAATTCAATTGAACGAGGCCGATCACCTCGACGAATCCCATATCGATGGGCGGCCGGACGGAAGTCGCACGGTGCGCGGCATCGAATATGACGCGATCGGCACCCGCCGCGCCTATTGGCTCTTCCCCGATCATCCCGGCGACATCGCGATTCCGCTCTCGCGCTACGCGACTTCGGTGCGCGTGCCCGCCGACGGCGTGGTGCATCTGTTCATGCGCGACCGCGTGCAGCAGCGCGGCGTGCCCTGGGGCGCGCCGGTTATGCGCGCGCTTCGCGATCTCGACGATTGGACGAATTCAGAGCTTGTCCGCAAGAAGACCGAAGCTTGCCTCGTCGGCATCGTCACCGGCGGCGAGGATGCCGACGCGGGCGTCGCCCCAACCGTGGTCGATTCGGACGGCAAGACCATCGAGCAATTCGAGCCGGGTCTGATTGCTTACGCTCGCGGAGGAAAGGACATCAAGTTCAACCAGCCGGCGGCGACCGCCGGCGTGAGCGAATGGCTGCGGGCGCAGTTGCACATCATCGCGGCCGGCTTTCGGCTGCCCTACGAGCTGCTGACCGGCGACCTCAGCCAAGTCAATTACTCCTCGATCCGCGCTGGCATCGTCGAATTCCGTCGCATCGTGACGGCGATCCAGTGGCAAGTCGTCATCCCGGTGTTCTGCCAGCCCGTTTGGGATTGGTTCATATCGGCCGCCTATGCGGCGGGACTGATCCCGGTGCCGACGGCCGGCGTCGAATGGGAGCCGCCGAAATTCGAGTATTTGAACCCGCTCGATGATGCGCGCGCCGACCTGATGATGGTGCGCATGGGCGCAACCTCCTTGCGCCGCGTCGTCGCCCGCCAGGGCGAAAATCTTGACGACATCCTCGCCGAGATGAAAGCGACCAACGATGCGGTCGATGCGCTCGGCATCGTGCTCGACAGCGATCCACGCAAGGTCACGCAGCAAGGGCTTTATCAACCCGATGCCGCCGCGCCGGCGAAGACCTGAATCCGAGGCAAACATGAAAAGCCAAGTCAATCTGCCGCTGCTCATGCGGGCGGCGGAGCTCCTGCCTGCATCCTTTAGTGAAGAGACGCGAACGGTCGAAGTGATCTGGTCCACCGGCGCGCGCGTGCGGCGCTACGGGTTCTTCGAGAACTATGACGAGGAGCTCTCGCTCGAGGCCGGCGCGGTCCGGCTTGAGCGGCTGAACGCAGGCGGACCTTTTCTTGCCGATCACAGGGCGTCGGTCGCTTCAGTGCTTGGATCGGTGGTGCCGGGCAGCGTCGCGGTCGAACAAGGCCGCGCCGTCGCCACGATCCGCCTCACGGATCGCGAGGACGCCGCCGGCATCGTCGGCGATATCCGCGCCGGTCACATCAAGGCGGTCTCGGTCGGCTACCGCGTCCACAAATACGAAATCACCGAAAACGATAGCGGTCCCGACCTCTATCGGGCGGTTGATTGGGAACCTCTCGAAATTTCCGCGGTCCCGCTCGGGGCCGACCCCGGCGCCGGCTTCCGCTCTGCGGAAGCGGTCAACCCTTGCATCGTGATCCGGGCCGATGCGCCGAAGGCCGCCGCAACGGCCGCAACAAAGGAGGCCGACATGGCCGACGAAAACGCGCGCGCCGAAACGACCGATGGCGCAGAGGTCCAGAATGCAAATCAGAACGCGGGCGCGCCCGAGACGCGCGGCGACAATACTAACGTCGTCGATTCCGCGACTGCCGATCAAGTCCGCGCGCAGGAGCGGGAGCGGATCACCACGATCACGGGCCTTGTCGATCGCTTCAAGCTCGAACGCTCGCTTGCCGACGATCTGATCAAGCGCAATGTGTCGGTTGCGCAGGCGCGCGCGGTCATTCTCGACAAGCTTGCCGAGCGTGACGCGCGCGGGATCGGCCATTCGCAGGTGTCGATGCCGGCCGGCGGTTTGGACGCTACGGTCACCCGGCGCGAGGCGCTTGCCGAAGCGATCCTGCATCGCGCGCAACCGCGGGCGTTCCCGATGACCGACCGCGCCCGCGAATACCGCGGCATGCGGCTGATTGACGTGGCGCGGGATTGCCTTGAAACCGCAGGCCAGCGCACGCGCGGCATGACGCCGAACGAGATCGCCTATACGGCAACGCGCAGCTCGGGCCTGCAATCGACCTCCGATTTCCCGCTGATCCTCGCGGCCGTCGCCGGGAAGCGGCTACGCCAGGCTTACGCCGGCACGCCGCGCACCTTCACGATGTGGGCGCGCGGCGTGACCGCCACCGACTTCAAGCCGATGTACCCGACGCAGGTCGGCAACTTCCCGGCGCTCAAGCCCGTCATGGAAGGCGCGGAATTCAGCTATGGCTCGATCGCGGAGGGCCGCGAGTCCTATCAGCTCGCGACCTACGGCCGGATTGTCGCGCTGACCCGGCAGGCGATCATCAACGACGACCTGCGTGCCTTCGACCGGGCACTCGGCACCGCGGGCCAGCGCGCGGCCGATCTGGAATCGGCCATCGTCTACAACGTGCTGCTCGCGAACGCGAACCTCGCCGACGGAACGGCCCTCTTCCATGCCAACCACGGCAACGTCGGCACCGCAGCCGTCATCAGCGAAACCTCATGGTCCGAAGCGTGGGAGAAGATGACCCAGCAGAAGGACTTGGGCGACGCGGCTGGCGCGGACAAGGAATACATCGACGCCCGGCCTCGATTTGCACTTGTCCCGCCCGGCCAGCGCGCGATCGAAGCAAAGAAGATGATTGCCGCGACCACGCCGGCCAAGAGCGCGGACGTGAACCCGTTCACCGGCGCGGTTGCCGTCGTCGAGGAGCCGCGGCTGTTCAAGACCGGCGGCCCACAGCCTTGGTATCTCGCCGCCGACCCGAACCTCGTCGATACCGTCGAGTTCGCGCATCTCGAAGGGCAGGCCGAGCCGTTCCTCGACCAGCGAGCGGGCTTCGAGGTCGATGGTGTCGAGATCAAAATCCGGCACGACTTCGCGGCCAAGGCGCTCGACTTCCGCGGCGTCTTCTACAACGCCGGCGTCTAAAGCCAGCGTGATCAATGCAGCCATTCGGGCCGCTTCGGCGGCCCTCTTCTTTTGAGGAGACAAGGCAATGAAGAATTTCGTTCAGGCCGGCGACACCATCACCGTTCCTGCGCCTTACGATCGGAGCTCCGGCCAGGGCGCGAAGGTCGGCCAGATCTTCGGGGTCTGCACCGGCGATGCTCTGAGCGGCGCGGATGTCGTGCTCAAGACCAGCGGCGTGTTCGATTTGACCAAGGCCGGCTCGCAGGCCTGGACCGTTGGCGCGCTCGTCTATTGGGACGACACCAATAAGCGCTGCACGACGGTCGCGACCGGCAACCTGCTGATCGGGGCCGCGGTTGCCGCCGTCGATAATGCCGCCGGTTCGACCACCGGCCGCGTTCGGCTCAACGGCGTGTCGCGCGCGAACGAAGCCTAATCATGCAAGCGGCTTTCGCCGCGGCGATCGATGCGATCTTTCGCGACGGGAATATCGCGGAGGACGCACTCTGGCGCGCGGGCGGTCTGGGCGGTGGTCAAGCCGTCCGGATCGTTCGCAAATCGCCCGACGAGCTGGTCGCGTTCGGCGCGAGCCGGGCGGTGATGCCGACCGTGTTGATCGATGTGCGTGCTTCCGAGGTCGCGTCGCCGGCGGCGCGCGATACGGCCGAGATCGACGGCGAACTCTTCGACATCATCGGCACTCCAGTCCGTGACAGCCTCGGGCTTGTCTGGACTTGCGAAGCGTCGGCGCGCTCTTGAGCATGCGGTTCAGCTTCAAAGCAGACGATCCGCGTGGCGTGCTCAAACGCGCTTACGACGATACCGAGCAGGCGGTCTCGGCCGCCATGACCGATGTCCAAGCCGGCCTCAAGGACGAACTGCGCGAGCAGGTTGTGTCGGCCGGTATGGGCGCGCGCCTTGCCAAGACGTGGCGCGGCAAGCGGTTCCCCGAAGCGCGGCCGAGCATCAATGCGGCGGCTTATGTGTGGACGCGCGCTCCCGACATCGTGGACGCCTTCGAACGCGGCGTTCCGATCATCGCGAGAAGCCGCCGCTTCCTGGCCGTCCCGACCAAGGATGCAGGCGTCAGCCATACGACGGTGAAGAACAAGCGGCTCACGCCTGCGATCTGGGAAACGGAAACAGGCGTCAAGCTGCGCTTCGTCCCCCGCGGAAGCCATGCGCTGCTCGTGACCGATGCGTCCTATGCGCGCCAGCCGGCGCGATGGCGGCGGCGGAAATCCTTCAAGCCGATCCGAACGCCGCTGGCCGGCGGCCGGCGGTTGCTCGTGATCTTCGTCCTGGTGCCGATGGTCCGGCCAGGCAAGCGGTTCGATGTCGAGGGCGCGGGCAATCGCTGGGCCGACCGTGTGGACGGTCTCATTGCGCAGCATTGGAGCGACTGAATGGCAAGCCACCGCGAGGAGGTGCTTGACGCGATCAAGGCCCTCATTGCCGGCTCACTGCCCAATGCGGAGGTCAAGCGCAACCTCGACAAGCCCGAACGCATTCCGCCCGGTGGTCTCGTCATCATTCGTGACGGCGATCCAGGCGAACCCGAGGTTCTGCTCTCGCCACTGACTTACGTTTACGAGCACCGCATTCCGATCGAGCTCGCCGCCTTCGCGTCCGCCTCGCTGACGCGCGAGCAGGTGCTCGACCAGATGCTTGTCGCGATCGGCGCGGCCGTCGAAGCCGACCGCACGCTCGGCGGTCTGTGCGATTTCATCGAAACGGAAGCGCCCACGTCCGACGACCTCGAGACGGCCGGCGCGATCTCCGGCCGGTGGGCCGACGCGGCGATCATCGCCAGCTACGCTACCGCCAATCCTCTCACCTAACATCTCAAAACGGAGACTCTCATGGCCCGCGCTCGCGGCGCCAACGCCGTCATGGCGTTGGCGTTTGAATCCGCCTATGGCACGCCGCCCGGCTCCGGGTTCAAGAAGGTGCCGTTCGTTTCTGCCGCTCTCGGCGAGCAGCAGAACCTGATCGAAAGCGATCTCCTCGGCTACGGCCGCGATCCGCAGCAGCCCGCACGCGATGTCATCAATAATGATGGCGATGTAGTCGTCCCGCTCGATCTGCGGAATTTCGGCTATTGGCTGAAGCTTCTGTTCGGCGCGCCCGTTACGACGCAAGGCGCCGCCGCGCGCGGCAGCTTCACCTTCGACGCCCAGCCGACGGACAACAGCACGATTTCGATCGGCGGCGCGGACTGGACCTTCGTATCGAGCGCGCCATCCGGTGACGAAAGCCTGATCGGCGCAACGCTGCTCGAAACGCTCACGAACGCGGTGATCGGCCTCAACAAGAGCGCCACGTCCGCCTTGGCGGCGCAAACCTATTCGCTCAATCTCGCCGGCAACGCCATCCTCGTCACCTCCGATACGATCGGCATCGGCGGAAATTCGGTGACACTCGCTGCTTCGACCACGCCGGACTCAAACGCAACCGCCTCCGGCGCGACGCTTGCCGGCGGCTCCGCTTCCGGACCTTATAACCACGTCTTCACCTCGGGTGCGTTGTCGCTGCCCTCTGCGGGCATCGAGGTCGGCATGCCGGATGTTCCGAGCTATGGCATGAATTTCGGCGCGATGGCCGACAAGCTGACAATCCAGTTGCAACGCTCCGGTCTTCTAAACGGCACGGTCAGCGTGATCGCGCAGGGCGAGACGCGCAACGGCACGTCCAGCGCAGGCTCGCCCACCGAGCAGCCAATCGAACGCTTCACCCAGTTCACCGGCCAAATCCGCCGCGACGGCGTTCCGCTCGGCAATGTCGTGTCGGGGCAATTCAGTTATGCAAACGGCCTCGACAAGGTGGAGGTGATCCGGCCCGACGGTCGCATCGCGGGGGCGGACCCCGCCATGCTGGCCGTCACCGGGCAGGTGGGCGTCCGCTTCGCCGATACGTCGCTGCTCGATTTGGCGGTTTCTGGCACGCCCATCGAGCTCGTCTTCGAATGGTCGATTGCGTCTGGCAAGCTCCTGCGCTTCACCGTGCACAATGTGAACCTTCCGAAGCCAAAGCTGCCGATCACCGGCCCCGCCGGTGTGCAGGCGACCTTCGACTGGCAGGCATCCGAACATCCGGTTCTGGCGAAAACCTGCTCGGCGACGCTCGTCAACGACCTTTCCGCCTACTGACCCGCTCGCTTCGAGCGGCCCTCTTCCACCAGCACCGAGGATCACCATGCTCAAGCTCGCCGCGCGAGAGCGCGAACCCTATTGGCTCGACCTCCTTCCCGGCGTCCGCATCAAGGTCCGGCCGATCACCGTCGCCGCAATCATCGCCGCACGCCAAGCCGCGGCCGAAGCAATGAAGACGCCTGCGGACGACGGCATCTTCGTCGGCAGCGCCGCCTTCACGCGCTCGGTCGCACGCTGGGGCATTCTCGAATGGAAAGGCGTCGGCGATGCGGACGGCAATCCGATTACCCCGACGCCCGAAACTGTCGATGCGCTGCTTGAGCTCTGGCAGGCATTCGATGCGATAGACCGGCTCTATGTCGCTCCGGCGCTGATCGGGATCGACGAAAAAAACGCATCCTCGCTCTCGCCGAATGGCACTTCGGCGGGGGCGAAGCCTATTGCGCGGCGTGCCCGCAAACGTGCGCCGGCTGCCCATACCTAGAACACGCGCCGCGGACCGACGACGGCCAGGCCGCCTGGGAAGTATTCCGGCGGTCGGCCGGACAGGTGCGCGCCGTCATGGGCGGCGTTTACGGCCTCGACTTTTCCGCCGTCCTTCTCCTCGCCGACGCCATGGGCGCTCTCTCTTCCGTCCTCGTCGATGCGCTTGCCGAGATCGAGCCGCTGATCGTGCGCGCTTACGCCAGGGATGCTGAACGTTGACCGACCGCAATGTCTCGATCCGTATCGGCGTCACCGGTCGGGATGATGTCAAGCGCGCCTTCGATGATGTCGGCAAGGCCGGGCAGGACGCGTTCAACAAAACCGCGACCGCGATCGATGCCGCCGGCGCGGCGACCGATCGCGAGACGCAGCGCTTGCAACGCCTCGCGCAGGCGGCGCGCCAGGCCGCGAGCGCCGACGAGGCGCAGCGCAAGTTCAACGCCTTCATGGGCATTGGCCCGTCCGGTGCCGGTTCGGCACGCGACTCCGCGAAGGTGTTCGAGGAAGCCGCGAAGGCGACCGAAGACCTCGAAGCACGCACCAAAGCCCTGCGGGCGCAGATCGATCCGCTCGGCGCGGCGCAGGCCAAGCTCAATACCGAGCTTGCGGAAGCAAATGCGCTGTTCAAGGCGGGGACGATCTCCGCCCAGGAACAGGCTGCGGCGCATCAACTCGCGCGCAATCGCTTCGACGCAACCGCGAAGGCGCTGAAAGGGGTCGGCGACGGGTCGCGCTTAGCCAGCTATCAGGTCGTCAATCTTGGCTATCAGCTCAATGACGTGGTGGTCGGCCTTGCCAGCGGCCAACGCCCGCTCACCGTGCTTGCCCAACAGGGCACGCAGATCGCGCAGGTCTTCGCCGGCTCGGGAATGGGTGTCGGCGGGGTGCTCAAGGAGTTGGGCCGCGTCGTCATCGGGCTGGTATCGCCCACGATGCTGCTCGTGGGTGGCCTGGCCGCGATCGGCGGCACGGCGCTCTATGCCTATAACAGCTACATCACGGCGCAAAAGGAGCTTCAGGTCGCGACCGCCGGCGTCGGCCGTGCGGCTGGCGCGACAGTCGATCAGCTCAACCGGATCGCGGATACCGCGGCGAACGCCGGTCGCATTTC